GTGTCGGTGTGGTCGACGATCTCGTAGTTCAGCGCCGCCGCGTCGTTGGTGACGGTCGCGCCGTTTCCTGCCTTGACCGCGTTCCAGATCGTCTGCATCGACGTGAGGTCGGTCGAGGTGGGGGTGGCGTAGTTGCCCGAGCCGGACAGTGAGACCACGTAGGAGTCGAACATCGTCCGCAGACTGGAAGTCTCGGTGATGACGCTCATGATCTCTGTCAGCGACGCCGGCGCGTTGAGGCTGGTCGCCGCGAAGGTCTGCACCGTCGGCTGTGCCGTGCGAGTCATCGACGCTGCAGCGTTCAAGGAGGTCGAGACCACGGTGACGGTCTGGGCCGCAACCGAGAGTCCCGCGGGAGCAGCAAGCGCTGTGGCAGCCAGGACAGTGGGAGCGTTGGCGGTCTCTTCGACCAGGGTGCTGAACGAGGCGTTGGTGTCCGCGACGCTGGCCGTGCTGGTGCGGGTGCCCGTCGCTCCCGCGGCAGTCAGCACCTGGTGAAAGACCGTCGCGGCACCGTTGTTGGCCGCGTTGCCGCCGCTGGTCGCAGCCGATCCTGCGTTCGCGGTCATGCCGGTAGGGGTGGTCCACGTCGGCGTGCCGTTGTCGGTGTGGAAGTGCGACACCAGCATGCTCGAGCTGGACACCGCGGTCAGGCTCGGAGCTACCTGTGCTGCTGCGCTGCCCGCCGTCGAAGACCCGAAGACGCTCGAGATGATGAAGTTCGCGGTGGGAGCGAACACCATCGAGATCCAGTAGTACTTGCCGACCAGACTGGACGTGAAGGTGAAGGACCCCGCTGCTACGTCCGCGGCGTCGGCCACCTTGGTGAAGACGCCCACGGAGTTCGCGGCCAGGTTCTGTGACGACGCGGCAGTCCAGCCGGCTGGCGCCGCCATCGTCGATCCGGTGACGCGGATGCCCGACAGGACAACCAGTGCATCCCCAACGGCCAGACCTGCGGGGACAGTGACTACCCAGGAGCCGACACCGCCGGCGCTGTAGACACCGCTGAAGACAGATCCTCGAGAGGTCAGCGCCACGCTCGGCCCTCTCCCATCTTCAGTGTCACGTCACCGGACAGCCGTTTGGTCAGACAGTGGTGAGGCTCGTGAGGATGACGCCGAGGAAGGCGGTCGTGGGGGGCCACGCCATGGTGCTAGACCTGCGCGACGATGCTGTCCGACGGGAACGACAGGGTGTCGCCCGCGGCGGTGGAGCGAGCGGTCGTCAGGGCGCCCCAGAGCAGGCGCCGAGGCGTGGCGGTGGAGTCCACCAGGTCGACGTGGGAGATCGACGGAGCCGCGGGCATGTTGGTGATGGTCACCACGGCGTTGCCGATGCGGCCCGAGAAGGTGCCGGTCACGGCGGTCGGGGCGTTCCAGGTGACGGGCGAGAAGCCGCCGGCGGGGTAGTTGCCACCCGCGGTGATCTCGGTTCCGGCCGCGGCCTCGGTCGGGGGCGTGCCCGAGGGGAACAGCTTGATCTTGATCGGGCCGACCGAAGCCACGAAGGCAGCCTGACCGGTGATGCCGGCCAGGACGTTGGTCGCAGAGACCTGGGCGAAGGCACTCATGGTCAGACTCCCCGGAGCTCGGTCGGAGCGGCGATGATCGCGCCGTGGACCTCGGGACGGAGGTCCGCGAGGGTGAAGTGCTTGGTGTCCGCGTCGCGGTCGTTGAGCTTCTTCTGGACCGCCGTGGACATGCCCACGATGGCCTTGCGGAACTCGTCGCCGGTCTTGCTGCCCTTGAGCTCGGCGACCAGGATCGTGCAGGAGCCGTCGGGGCAGACCTGAGACGCGCAGCAGTCCATGTGCGGAGCGACGCGGGGGTCAGTCAGCCAGAAGTCGTGGCGCGGGTGGTCGTCCACCTGAGCGCACACCGGGCAGAACCTCGGGGTGATCGCGGGGGTCGTCATGGGCCATCCTTCTCTCATCGACTTCTGGCTGACTGCAGTGTCGTGCTCCCCGTACGTGGCTGTCTGGCTGAGCGCAGGCTCAGTGCCAGACGTAGCCCTTGCTCTCGAGGTGCTCCGCGACGTGGGCCGGGACCGTGTACTTCTCACCCTCGTTGAAGGTGTAGTGGTTGCCGGCGCCGATGGTGACGCTCTCGAGCGTGGAGTTGATGCGGATGGTGCGGGCCGGCGCCTGCCGCAGCGTGCCGGGCTCGTCGCCCACGACGTGGACGTCGTCGATGGTCGTGACCGAGTCGGCGTCGGACTGCCGGCGCAGCATCTCCTCAGCCGCGGCGACGACGTCGGGGTCGTCGATGACGACGGGGGAGTCCGCGCCCTTGGTGTAGTCGGTGACCCGGTTCTCCGCGGCCTTGGCCTCGATGTCGGCCATCATGCTGATCTCGCCGTCGCGCTTGGCTACCTCGTCGGCGTGCTCCTTGGCCAGCTTGGCCTTGGCCTGTCCGGTGAAGTCGCCGGGGCGGTTCTGTCGCTGAGCCATGTGTGTTGTCCTCCGTGTCGGTGTGGGATGAACACGCGGACGGGACCGACCCGGAAGTGCGGCCGGTCCCGTCTCACGTTGTGTAGCCGTTCTGCTAGGTCAGCAGTCCGAGGTCCCGCAGCTTGGTCTCGAGCTCGTTGAGCCGAGTCCGCAGGTTGGTGATGACGCCCTGCTCGGTCGCGGTGTAGGTCGCGCCTACAGCCGCGGCGTTCACAGCGGTCAGCGCCGACGGCTTGGCCACCGGGGTCGCCCCCAGGAAGCCGGCCGTGGTGCCGGTGTGGGCCAGCGGACCGCCCGCGGTGAGCAGGATGCCCTGCGCCACGATGTCAGCGGTGATCTGAACCTTGACCGCAGCCGGCGTACCGGTGTTGCCCATCCGACCAGAGGTGCCCTCGCCGGCGCCGAAGACGGCAGCGAGAGTCTCCTCCTGGGAAAGCTGAGCCATCAGTTGGTCTCGCTGATGACGATGGCCTGGTCGGTGATGACACCCAGACCCCAGATCGCGTACCACGCCAGGGCGTGCTCGCGACCGAAGTCGAGGATGCCACCGTCGCGCAGCTCGACGGGCAGGCTGATCGCGTGGCCGAAGGCGTTGTCGCCGATGGTGATGGCCTGGTACACACCCGCGACCGGCTGGGCGATCTGCGTGGTCTCGATGAAGACGCAGTCGTACAGGCGCCCGACCTCACCGAGCATGAAGTTGCCGGGAGCGGCGTACTTCGTGACCTCGATGAACTCCGGGTTGTCGCGCAGCGAGCGGCTCTGGTGCGGGTGGATGAAGGACACGTAGGTCTCACCCAGGCGCGGGACGTTCTTGGTCGCCAGGGTCTCGACGTTGTCCTTGACCAGCGCGGTGGAGAAGCGGAACGCGCCGGTCAGGCCCGCCCGGTTCGCCGCCGGCGCGCCCGAGTCGTACGGGCTCCTGCTGGTGACCGCACCCGGCGTGTTGTTGTAGCCGTAGGTCACCGAGGTGCCGAGCAGCAGGGTGTCGCGGGCCTGCTGGTCGAGGTACAGGGCCATGTTGCGGCCCAGCAGACGCGAGGCCGAGGCCATGACGTCGTCGAAGGAGGCGTTGAGCAGGAGCTCGGAGACGGCGACCGCGTAGCCGTGCTCAGCGACCGTGATGCTGAACTGCGAGGCAGTCAGCGCGTTGGTCTGCAGGCGGACACCCTCGACGAGCTGCGTGGCCTGACCGAGGTTGTTGTAGCGCATGAAGTTGATCTGGAGACCGGGCTGCACGCCCAGCTCCGTCTTCTTGACGGCGAACTGCTCGAAGCGCAGGATCGGCATCGACTGGAACAGGATCTCCTTGGACCAGATGGTCTGGATCGCAGGAGCGAGCGAGGTGTTGGCCCCGGAGTACGCGGTGGGGGACGCCGACAGGAACGGCGTTCCGGTGATCGCAGATGGCACGGTGTGTTCTCCTCAGAACCGAGACGGGACGGGACGACTGGACGTCACCCGTAGATGCCCTGCTGCCTCATCTGAGAGGCGGCGGGGAGGAGCTTGTCGCGGTTCTTGATGTAGTCGTTCATCGTGAGGGTGCCGTTGTTGGCAGCCTCGAAGACCGGGTCGTTGGCCGTGTAGTTCTCGAGGGGACCACCCGCGGGCGCCGTCACCGGTACGCCGCGCATGCCAGCGCGAGCTGCCACCTGGGCTGCCTGCACCTCCTGCATGATGCTCTCCGACGTCGCCTGCAGTCTGGCGATGTGGGAGTCGATCTCTGCCGTGGTCGCGTGCTGTCCTACGCGCACCTCCTCGGCAAGCTGGGGGATGATGCTGTCGGCCGTGGCCGCGAGGGCGTTGGCCTTGTACGTCTGCAGCTCCTGGAACTGGCGCTCCATCTGCTGCACAGCGCGCTCAGCGTCGCGCTCCTGGGAGAGCG